CGGCGCCAACGCTTCCACCGTAGTTGTAATACGTGCCGGAAGCCTCAATCGCACCCATCGCCTGTATGATCTGATCGCGTTTCCACTCCAGCGCCCAATTCATTAGGGCCGGTTTGGCTTCCTCGAACAAATCAAATTCGGCTTTCTCGTTCTCCTCGTTGTCGATCAATACGCCCTTTCTCCAGTACGTAGGCTGGAGGGTCATCGCATAGTTCGACAGTGCGGATTCTTGGCCGGTCAGAGAGTTCGACCCGCTTACAGCACCGCCGTTGAGTTTGGCGACAAGAGGAATCGAAACTTTCTTCAGGTCTTTGTTGGTTTGGATGATGGCGTTTTCATCATCACCAATGTGCGGTCCGAAACGTCCACCACGGACGTACTCTTTGCGCACCTTGTTTTGAAAATGAGTAACTTGGTTACTCGAATGAATAGTACTAGATGCCATTTGGGTTTACCTCTAAGGCTTACCCGGCGCGGAAGATATCCTTAATATCTGTAATTTCTTTAACAACTTGATTGTTGTTTTTGCCTGCGCCAGGAGAATTGATCAAAGTGGCAACTTCAGACGCGACAGATTTTGGCTCTTTAAGCTTCCCTTCCTTCCTCAGCCGCTCAATGACCTGTTTCTCCACATCCGCATACAATTTGCTCTTTGATTCCTTGGCGGTCTCGTAAGCAAACCTTGCGGGTTCGGGATGATCTCGGAGCTTCTGAACAAGCGATGGGTCAGTTTGGGCCAGCGTGACGAAATGCTTTTCCATGTCTTCGTAATCGACATGGGTTTCAAGCATTCTTTCACGCGACTTGTTGGTCACTTCGGTAAAGCGCTCAGATTCCCATTTGGACCGAAGGTATTTTTCATAGCCTTCAGGGTCTTCAAGGGGATCTGGTGCGTTTTCGTCCTTTTGTCCGGACTGCTTCCGAAGACTGGCCAACTCGGCTTCAAGGGCCTGTCGTTTACGTCTTTCGTCTAAAAGTGCCTGTTTAGGGACTGATAAAGGTTCGGCAGATGGCGGCTCTGCGGTTTGAGGTTCTTCCTTTGCTTCGGGCTCGGCTTTCGCTTCCGCCTCTGGCTCGGGTTGCTCCTCGGGTTCGCCCTTTGACTCTGGCTCCGGTGTTGATTCCTTTACGGTCTCAATTTCCGGCTCATCGTCCTTAAACACATCCATAACGGATATTGCGCCGGGTTCAACGGCGTCATCTTTGTCAGTCATGATTTACCTCAAAAGCGCCCGAAATGCGGCGGCCATATACGCCCGAGAACCCGGCGGCGGTACTTCCTGAATGGAAATTCGTTAAACTGAAATGGAATTGACTCGTTGTGGTTGAGTCATCATCAGAAGATTTTCAATCTCTTTCTGGACGGCTTCGCTGTTCGTCTTTCTAACTTCAGCCGGTAGCCTTGCGGCTTTCATTTGCGTATCCACAGCCAGCGATTGGGCTTTAGCGCCTTTAAGCTGGATATCAGCTTGGCGATCAGCTGATTCCATTTCCATTGCGCCTTGCTGAGCCTGAGCAGCGGCAGCCCTGCGCTTCTCAATACGCTCAATCAGCTCTTCCTTCCCTCGAAGGTCGGAAAGCTCGATTAGCTCGATGATATCGATATCAGAATTGGAGCCAAACTTAGCCAGCATCTCGAATTGTTCTTGCTGGGCATTGATTACATCAAAGGACTGGTCAAGGATGATATCCACATCCAGTTCTGGAACAGGATTCTGGATATCAACAAACTCATTAAGCTTCGCCTGAGCGGCTTGAGCGATCATCGGGTCTTGATCTTCGGCGGACTGCATCAGGAATTGCATGGAAGCCGCATATTTCACGCGATCTTGCGCCGGTATGGATTCGTCCATGATCTTCTCTTCAAGAAACTCCTGCGCCGTAATGCGGGTATTTAATCCAACCCAACGCAGATTCTTTTGGTCATCAGTGACCCGAATCCATTTCTCTTCGGTCCAAAACTGTTTAACCCTGGCCCAGATTTGACGATGGATACGCTTTTCCCAGGCGGCCAACAGTGAATAATCTTGGTTAAGCTCAATGGTTCCAGCGGCCTGGAGTTTGTCGATAGCGCGGCCGGATAAGTCACCCTGTTGGCGCTCTCCGGCAAGCTGAGCATTGAACGACACAGCATCCAATTCCGCCTTGGCGTCCATGTACAGCTCAAACTGACCTTTCGCCATGTCGCCGGTTTGCATGACCTCAAAGTCACCACTTTCACCCTCGTATTCAACGTGGCCATCGGGTTTTGCTAATTCCCGCTTGAGCTCATTTACATCCTTAATCGCACCCTTTCGTGCCATAGTCTGACGCTGGCTCAACAGGTGAAGCGCTTTCGAGCGGCGGTGATTTATCTCGTCTTGCTGGTCAAGGAACCCAGCCACCTCACCGTAACGCTGATTGTCCCGATCGATATTGGCGCATACCAATTCAATTGGGCAGCACGGATCGCCGTCATCATCCAGATAAGGCGAAACCTCAGGTTCTCTAAGGAACGTGTTCCCGGAGAAGATAGAGAAGTACCACTTGCCGCCCTTAATGCAGAAATGGACGGCTACCCGGATTCGTTTGCGCTGCTTGTCAAACCACCGGGGACGGTCTTCGAAGGTGTCATCTGAGTAGTTATCGGATTCAGAAAGCAGTTGAGTTATATTCGCGTCTGGGAATTTCTCCTCTGCCTCATCCTCACCCATCCACCAGTAGAAACCAATGAACCGGGCATCTGAAAAGTCTTTCTTCCGTGAATGGGGGTCGAAGTAGATTCGATCCCAAGGGATGTGGTTAATCTCGATATTGACGTCCCCGGTCTTCGGATTCTGGCTAACTATTACCGAAGCGCCACCATAGCCCTCAATAAAGAACTCTTCAGCAACATCAATACGAGTGCTTCCAAAGTCGTTTTGGTCAGCAACGTAACGGATCGCGTCCGTTATTGCGTGCGCTGACTTTTCATGCTTCTGGGTTCGCGGAAAGGCTTTAGGGTCAGACTTCCTGAGGTTGTACAACCCAAGCAATCCCTTAACCTTCGGACGAATGCGGTTAACTACAATCGGCGCCTGTTTGCGCTTGGTCAACTTCTCAATTTCAGCCGCAGTCCACTGCTTATGGTCAAAGTAATCCCGACACTTCTCCGACAATGCGCGAGCGTCCATGGTGTCCATCATGAACTGCTCTACTTGATCTTTAACGGTCGTTATATCAGGTGTCATTAAATGGTTTTCCAAGGATTCTCGTCATCGTCGTCGGAGCCATAGGAGTCGCGCTGTTTCCTCTTTGGCTCGGTATCTATCTGAACCTTTTCACGCCAGGCAATCGCCAAATACCTAAACGCGTCGGCATAATGGGAGGACCAATCATGCTCCGGGTTTTTCTTTAGCGAAATCTCATCAACCTGTAATTTGCGCTGATATTTCCTCAAAGCTCTCAAGCCTTCAGCGCAACCGTCTTTATCAAAATAACAACGCGGGAATGTTGTCCTTGCTGCTTGAATGCCGTCTTCCCTTGAAAGGCCTGGGACTATTCGAACCATGCCCCAACCAAGTGCCGCTAATAACTGTTGCTGTACAGACTTGCCGCTCGCCGCAAACGTCTTAGCTTTCGCATCATGCGGCAGCCAATGGCAGGCGTATTTGTATTTAGTTCTGTGCTCAAGCTCCTTGATCGGCTCGCCTTTCTTGACTACCGGCTCACCGTCAACGATATCAATCGTTGTTTGAACCCCAAGAATCTGGGTAACAAAATGACTTGGAGATCCGCCGCTTAATGCGTAGCTCTCCAGAATGTGAATTTCCCCACTAATCACCTGATACCACCAGATAGCGGTATCATCGGTATGCCCGATATCCCAAGCCGTGTAAACCTCGGTATCTGGATCAAATTGGACTTCTCTTATTCGACCCTCATCGTAAGCGCTTCTCAGCTCGTTAGCGTAGATCGCGCCTTCAACCCAGTTCTTGCATTTCCCGTCCCATACGTGATCGTAAGCGTCTGGGTCTTTGCGTTTGAGCTCCAGCCTCTCCTCTTCCAGTACAGCTGGGAAAAACGGGTTATCGCGATAATTTATGAAAACAACTTTCGCGTTTCTTGGCGGATCAATAACAAAACGCTGGTATGTCTCGTCGTCCTCGAACTCAGGGTTAAAGGTTAGCCAAATCTCTGATCCGTCTTTCCGGATAGTCGGGATAAGCACATCCCACGACCTTTTAGAGACCGCTTGAGCTTCTTCAACCCAAACCCGATCAGCGCCCTCATAGGATTTGATCTTGGTTACATTATGGTGTAACCCTTCGAACGTGAACTCGGTTCCGTTAATGCCTCTGATGACGGTGTTCTGGCAATCATAGAAGTAACTCAGCCCGAGCTCTTCAACCTGATCGCTTAAAAGCTTGTGGACAGAGTCCCTGATGGAGTTTTGAAACTCGCGAGCACAAAGAACGCGAAGTGTTTTCTGTGCGCCTTGGATTAATAAGGCCCTTGCGACACCCCACGACTTAGCCCCACCTCGACCACCGTATAGAACCTTGTATCGTGAAGGCTCGAATAAGCATTCGAGCTTTTCAGGGAACTCAGCCTTTATCCTTTGTTCCGACAAAGGAAACCTCTATGGATGTTTTAAGAGGTCGTTCTTGGTCACCCGCAATAACTTGGGTTGGCTTACCGTCCAGCCTATCTCCAATTTCCTTGATGGCTTGCATATCGCCGTCGAGTGCCATCTCAATCAGTTTCTTTGCGATATCGCGAAGAGCCAAGCCTTTCTTGGTGCCGCTGTAATTATCCAGCGCATATTCAAGCGCAGCCCTCCACTGAGAGCCCTTTGCTGCGTTCTGGTTTCCTTTTGGTGCGGCCATGTTGATTTAACTATAAGCGAATGATTCTTAAACGTAATCCGATAGAGCCGAAACAGGGTTATTCTCACCCACCCGAAGCTCTATGATCCGCTCCAAGGTGTCGCCTGCGGCTGTGACAATCTTGCAAACTACCCGATACAAACCGGGATCGCTTGCGCTCAGTCGGCATGTGCTTGTAGTTGTGGTATTGGATTCTGCGGCTATCGTTAAGCCGCCGTCTTCGTTCGTCCAGGTGTCTGAGCTGATGGTGTCGGTATCCAGGTCACCAGCCCAGTTAATCGTATATCTCAGGGCGTCGTTTTCATTTTGAGTGGCCCTAAATACTGGGGACCAGTTGGAGTTGAAGGTAGGCACTATCCGGCCTTCCTTACTGCACGTTTAAGCAGGCCGAGGTTTGGGCCCGGAATGAATACTTTGCTATAACGGCGCTCGGTTTTGATGATCTTCTTCACTAACAACCCCTCTTCCCCCTGCCGCGTTTCTTCTTCATTCCTGGGATTTCCTCAGCAGATAAAGCAATGTGACGTAGATTAGTCGCATATCCTGGTAATTGGATTGCCCCTGAAGCTCATCCAGCCTTTGGGTAATCTCTCGCTCAGTGTCGGGATTAATCCCGCTTGCCAAAATCGTTTCAACCAGTTCTTGGTTACTCTTCACTTCCTCTCCCCCCTCATAACCCTAAAACCTTAATAGCCAGAATAATAATAATGGCTTGAGCCAGCCCCTCGATGATTCGTGGTATCCATCCAAACTTACTTGTCAGCTTCTTATCGATCAGGCTCTCGATTCTGAGCATGGTGTTTGATTCCGATTCCGATATTCGTTTGGTGTAATGATTGGGAATCTCGTTCTTGATTGCTTCTCGGATTGACGGCAGGTCGATGGCTTGCATGGTGTCTTTCCATTCCTCAAGAGAGCTAACCCGTTTATCCAGGTTGTGAAGGCTTAAATCCGCCATAGGGGTTGTCCCTCAACCTTTCGGCTGATTCGTCTGGGTTGGGGGTTCTTTACTATCACTTGGCTCATGCTCCTGTTAGCTCCAGGGGTATGGGAAGGACTGGAGCCGGTGTTGACGCACTGGCTTCGGTCCGCTGTATAAGCTGGGGTGTCGAGGCGTTGCTCGACAGTATGCGCCGCATTTACCTGTCGGTATCCATGGCTAGCGCTAGGGTTAACCGGCAGGCACGGGGCTTGGCTGCCACTCTTTACTAGCTGGCGAGCCGCGTGCGAGCTAGTTTCCACCAACACTCGAGCTACAGCTCGAGCATCCTGTCTAACCCTCTATGTTCAAGCTCCAATCCATCGGGAAATACCCAAGGCCCCAAGGCATCGAATTTGCCGTTAAAAGCCCTATCAAGGTCCCCCGAGATAATGAATCCCTTTTTGCCTGCTTCGGTCATGAAATCCAAATTGACCGAAAGAAATACAAGAT